TTCCCACTCAACATCATTTGTTGCAGAGAAAGCAAAGAAATTTTGAGTTAAATTATTAAGAGGTAGTGTGGCAATATAAGGTTGAATTCTTACATCAGCAAAAAACGCTGATTTACCGCTAGGATACTCAGGACTTATATTACTCTGGGTCCACATGGGCTCCACGCTTATCTTAGTAACTATTTTGGGGGTAGGGGGAAAGGAGCCATCACTTCTGGGGTCGTGATTTCTGTATACCATTTGGCTACCAGAAACGGTATCTAATGCATAAGTCTGCCCGAAAAACTCGCTTAAGGTTTTGCCACTCCCAATTTGTACGGCATACCGGTCTGGGGTATCTCTTGTCGTTCCATAAAAACAAAGGGAACTACAATATATTTCTTTTTCTATTATGATAGTCATGATTATGGAACTGGCGGAGATGTAACTCCAGGTACTGGACCCACCATTGTTGGGTGGGTATGTTTGTTGAGTGAGGTTGAATCGATAACCACATCTCCGGTAGGACCAGTGATATTAATAGAGTTAGGGGTCATCTTAATACTACAGGAGCCACATGTTAGAGTGATTCCTGCTTTAGCATCTATTATAACATGCCCATTATCAGCTCCAATATCAATATTACCTGTGCCCGCATTTGATATGATGTAATCCCCCTGACTTTTCTTGCTAATAGTGTGGTCTATATGACCTTCAACGCTATCCACATTTATATTGCCCTTTGCGAAAGTGTTAATCGAATCCGCAGTTAGTGGGGGCTTTTCAGCTTTTGCTGCTTCGGTTGCGATACATATAGAATTACCGTTCTCGTCACTCAAAGTAATTCGCTCTCCTCCGGAGCCTTCGGCGGGAGCATCACTTAAAATTAGCCTCTTATTTTGTGCTGATTTTATTTTTATTTCATTAGTTTTACGTTCAGGGGAGTTTTTATCAGTTAAAGATATACTATGTCCTGCAGGGTGTTTTAAAACGAACGAATCGGGGAGGTCGTTGTCCTGATAAACACTACCCTCATTAGGAACCCCAAAGGATACAGTAGGATTATTAGGGAGTGGTTTCCCATCATCATCTACTTCTGTTTTGACCATCTGCGCTTCGTGACCTTTGCCAAATATATAAGGTTGAGATTTTAGACCAGGAACTTCTCTTTGCCCGGGTGCGTACAGGCACCCAAGCCAAAAATACTTAGCATGAGTATCTGAGTAAGGGTTCTCCCCTACCAACACAACCGAACCGATTCCAGGAACCGCAAATAAACCGTATCCAGCCCCGGCGATGGGCGATACATAATCACAAGTTTGGGGTTCTTTTCCGAACTTTAAAGATTGAACTTTTATTCTTCCAGCGCGTTCCTCGTCCAAACACTGAGTAACCATCCCAAACGCTAACCCTGTAGCTGGGACTGGGGCAGACTCTTGGGTAACTTCTTCTTGTACAGGTGTTTCCTCCCCGTACAATCTCATTTTATTTAAAAGGTCCTTAGCATATGATGCTACTCCTCCTGCGGCTGAAATTTCATCTTGTAATGGCATTATCGTGTATCCCTCGCTGTTTGTATGTCTCCTGCGGAGCCTGGAAGTTTATATAAACTTAATTGAGTTAAGAATCCTTGGCTCGGGTTAATTACATGTCTAAATCCTGACATTTTATAAACTCCACTCAACCAATGAAGGGAACCATTGGCTAACCTAGGGTCATAAAACTTAAGGAAAACATATCGGCTCAAAAACTCTTGTGCGGGATTATCTATTTCGGGCAATCCTAAAGTCGTAAGCTTAATATTAAAAGACTCTTGTTGCATTGCGGCAATATAATTATGTTTTACGTCGGTAAGCTTAAACTGTTCTTGCATTTCGTTAATACGGGAATACATTTGAGAGAAATCCACTTTTCTTTCCATAATAGGCTCTTCAAACTCCACCTTCTTCACCCCTCCGGCAGTTACTATAATACTTTGAGTTTTTTGTTTGTTTGTAGCTCCATCAATCTGAGCTTCAGGAAAAAGCCAATTTAAAGTATGGGGGTTTGAAACCAGACTTGCTAGAACGCGCATGTCTTTAGCAGATTTTTTTCCTGCTATTTGGTCCAAGACTTTGTCCTCAAAGGTCCCCACCATCTCTGGGAATATTTCAAGCAGCTCTTTATCTATAAGGGCGTTAGAACTCTGTACACTCTCTTTAACGAGATTGCTTAAACGGACCGCGCCCGCGATTTTTTCCCTTTGGGTTTCATCAGAGTCTCCAGCGGCTTTGGATTCAGCAAGTATTGTGGAAATTTTATTCTGTAACCCTATAGAAAGAATATTGGTAATCATACTCTTAGAAAGGTCCTTGGGGTCAAATAGTTTTTTTATATCATTAAATTGGCGAGCAGTAAAATTGCTTTGTGCTAAATTAATAAGAACACGACTGTCTCCCTCAAAATCTAATTTGGCGATAATTGAATCAGGGGTACCATAATCTAACCATAGAATTTGGTTTTCGAATTCCATAGCAGCGTCGGAGGTGACTCCTGAATCTTGGACCTTTTCTTGTTTTATTTGGGGGAAAGAGAAAATCTCTCTTACTATTGGGTCTCCGTATTGAGAGGTAATATCACTCTCCGTACCTACGATTAAAAGTACCGAATCCTTCTGTACCCAATCATCCTCCCAGTCATACCCTTCCAAGGCAGGTACCGTCCGGGATAATGTTTCTCTATCCTCTGAAGAAAGTGTGTTTACTGGTAAAGACTGTATCATTAACTTTGAGTCATTACCAATGATTACCCGATTTAGATTATTTAATATCTTTTCAAAAAACACACTAATATGAGGAGATTCGTTGGAGTCCCCCATATACACATACGCATTGAACATATCCTTTACTTCGGTATCCCATTCCTCGGTGTTTTCAAGAGTAATAACTTCGGAAGGGCTTTCGGTAGTATTGTCTGCGACGTTACCTTCTTCTAACTCCTTCTGTTGTTCTTGTTCATTCTCAGCATTTTGTTCATCTATCTCTACTTGGTATGCAGTTGCTGCATGTGCTAGCCATTGAACTGTCGCGTAAGTAGGTTCTAAATTTAAAAGAGGGGGGTTATCCGCTATTGAAGGTATCAGGGCATCAGGGATACCTGGCTCACCTGCCGCAAGCAGAGTTCCTGAGGCGTAATGACCCCATGTTCGGAATTCCCCTTCAGGAAGTTTGTCGTACTCAGGGATACGTACTAAATCATCCCCCTTATCTAAATCGATTAGAGGAATATTATAAGGGATTGTAATCTCATCAGTATTGTTTTGGGCGCCTACAGAAAGAAATGTGTCCGGGTTGTCTACAGTTATGACCGGAATACTTACAGGCATAGGTTTACCTGCCCAAGCGCCGGCAGGGTTATTCATACCGATATCCGTAGGTAGTTGACCTTTACTGACTAAATCTCCCACAGTGAACTGATATTTAAAAGAGGAATCTTCGTTTACGTAGGAATTTACAATATAGTTAGCAGGATTAATCATCCCCGCATCTACCCACAAAGGAGCAAAATTACTAGCTAGCAAATTGGTCTTCTCAACTGTAGTTAAGGGTCTAATAGTAGGGTTAGGGGGACCGTATGTAGTAATAGAGTTGCCTGAAGCGTCTACACTAATAGACGGTTCTCCTGACGCCCGATACCCCATCGGCCAAAAACTTAATGCTTTGGTTCCAGAACGATTACCTAATGTGGTAAGCTGACTAGTAAATCCTGCACGCAACAAATCAGTTTGAAGGTTTACAGGTAGGTCGGATTTTAAAGCGTTGGCTGTACTCTCCCTTTTTTGGGAGGCAGCTTGATAATCAGACATTTGGGTTGGTTGTTGCGTGGCATTGGTTTGATTTTGTGCTGGAGGTCCTGTAACCGACCCCGTCTCCTCCATCTCTTGTATTTCCCAGCTTAACCCTATTTGCTCAAACATCATCTTGTAGGCTTGAAAGAGAATCTGTTGAGTTACAACTCCTTTAACCTCACGGTCAAGAGCTTTCTTACTAGTTAATGGCTGGTTTAAGGCTTTTTTAACAAGTTT